CACGCGCAAAAAGGCTGAACAATTAGCGGCTAAACAAGCCCTTGAAGCCATTTCTGGGTAGTTAAGCGTCCCTTGCGATAGCGTTTCATGGTGCGTCCTCGTGTCTGTAAGACTGACTTGGTGCAAATCGCAATGGCTGCAGATTCCTTATTGGAACCCTTACGAGCCTTGACCGTTTTTCGCACACTCTTCACACACTTATCAAATTTGGACGATACACGAGTTTTCATTACTTATGGTCGAGGAGAAAGTTTAGTCAATTCTGCAATTTGTCGGACTTTGTTACGCAACTTGTCTACTTCGTTATCACACGCTGCAATGTCTTTACGAAGTTTAACAACTTCTTGGTTTGAAGCGGACTCACTGACGTACATGGACTTGGGGATTGGCGCAGGTGGAACCACCTTTCGAGTCCTCTTCGGTTTCGAATTCACCTTCCGAGTCTTTCTGACTTTGACCGGTACAGGCGCAACCACGGGCGGTGGAACCACGGGAGCAACCATAGGAGATGGAATTATAGGAGGTGGAACCACAGGAGGTGCAATAACCGCTTTTGCCTTCCGAGTCTTTTTGGGCTTCGAATTGACCTTTCGAGTCTTTTTGACTTTGACTGGTGGAGGAGGTATCACAGCCGGTGGAATCACAGAACTCGATACGAACGCAAGAGGAATGATTTCACGCAGACGCACAGAGAAGTCTCCGTCTTTCTGTGCTACAATACGAACAAACGCAGCCAAGAACTTGTTGACTGCATCCTTGGGGATAAGACTTTCGTATTCGGAGGTTCCTATCAACGCCAAGGTATCCCAGGACCGAGTCAGGACCATCTGTAGTTTATTTCTTCCAGCTTTCGTAGTTCGATTGATAAGTCCTTGGAAGTAACCTGTATTCTCGAGAATGGGTACAATGTAGCGATATTCAGCTCGATTCTTCAGGGCACTTGTGCGTTTGGCCCACTCCAAATAGTTGTTGAGTTGTCTCTCGTCACGGCTGTTGAAGGACCGCCCCCAATCGTGTGCGACCAACTTATTGTTCATCAACGCAATGTTTGCGCCATGTAAGTCGGTGTGCATGAGTCCATACTCATTCAGATAACTCATCGCAGTTGCGAGCAACATCATGTAGGTTGGAAACTTCACTTTGAAGTCAGGAGTGACCTGAAGTCGCCAAAAATCCTTTCCCTGTTTAGGCGTGATCAAATTCACAAGTTTTCCACTCGCAAGGTCTTTGACTTTACAGGATTGTTGTTCGTCTTCAGGCTTGAATTTAGGCGTACACGAATCCGTCGCAAAGTTCACATAGTCTCGAATGGATGGAAAGACCGGTTCGACGTCTTGTATCACTTTTTGAAGAAATGCTTGTTTCTCGCGTTCACCCGAACTTACCGACACAATGCGTGAAACTTTATTTTCGACGTCGATGGATGGGTTCGGAGGGTCACAACTCACCGGAGGGTCATAGACACAGGTATCTGCACCATTGGCAAGAAACTTGCCTCCATACATTGTCTTTATGAAACACTTTGTTGCGCGGACGCTGAAGTAGAATTTATCCTCCGAGAATATAAACATAATGGGTGGCGGTCTTCTTCAACTCGTTGCGTATGGTGCACAAGATGCGTATATCACTGGAAATCCTCACATTACCTTCTGGAAGGTGTTGTTCAAGCGTCACACCAACTTTGCCGTGGAGGCGTTCCGCGTCAACTTCACAGGTATGCCCACCTACGGACAACGCGTCGTAGCGATTGTCAATCGTAACGCAGACCTGATCTGGAAGACCTATGTCGAGGTCACACTACCTGCAACCGATACGCTTTCAGCCGTAACTTGGTCAGGAGGTGTACAACGCCGTCTCGGATATAGCTTGCTCAAGCAGATTGAGGTTGAGATTGGTGGACAAATCATCGACCGTCACTATGGTGAGTGGCTCTACTTATGGGAGACCTTGACTGCCAACTTTGATACCGCCGTCAAGCTGGACAACATGGTTGGAGGACAATATGGTGCCGGTGATGTAGATACTTCAACCGTATCATGCCAGGGCCGCCCCAATGTCTTGTATGTGCCTCTCCAATTCTGGTTCAACCGTAATCCAGGTCTTGCACTTCCATTGATTGCTCTTCAATACCATGAAGTCCGATTCAATATCACACTCGAGGATAGCATCAACCTCGTAGAGGGTGCAACCACCGGTGCTGCTTCCTTGGCTGCCGCCGCATCTGCACTTCCTCCACTCAAAGACATGGCACTTTACCTTGACTATGTCTATTTGGATGTCGAGGAGCGCAGACGATTTGCACAGGCAAGCCATGAGTATTTGATTGAGCAACTTCAATACTCCGGTCAGCAAACCATTACAACAGGTTCTGGACGCATTGACTTGACCTTGAACCACCCAGTTAAGGAGCTCATCTGGGTCTTCCAAGATGCACGTAGAACAGACTGCTCACTTCCATCCGGTGGTAAGTATACACAACCCTTCACCTACGATGATATTGTCAATCGTGCTCGTATCCAACTCAACGGACAGGACCGATTTGATGAGCGATATGGCGACTACTTCTGGAAGGTTCAACCCTACCAACACCACACAGGTGGTGCATTTAACCGTTTCATCGGTCAAACTGCAGTCGTTCCAAATTCAGCTCCTAACCCAATCAACATGTATTCCTTTGCTATCAGCCCCGAGGAGCACCAGCCATCCGGCACTTGCAACTTCTCTCGCATTGATACCGCCACCTTGGTCTACGACAGCAAGATTGGTGATCCAGGTTCATACCCAAGCAAGAGCTACCCTTACAACTTCCGTATGTATGCCGTCAACTACAACATCTTCCGCATCATGAGCGGTATGGGTGGACTGGCTTACAGCAATTAAATGTCCTAATAGTATATGACTCATTGGGGATACCATCTGATTTTGAACGGACGCAACTGCATTCCTGCCTCGATTCGCTCTGCACAACACATTGGTGTGTTCACCTCTACATTGGTGAACCAAATTGATATGGTTCCTTACGGAAAACCTGAGATTGTGATGTTTGGAACCGGTAACAAGAAGGGATTTACCTTGGTTCAGTTGATTGAGACCTCCAACATTTGCGCACACTTTGTTGAGGAAACCGATGATATCTATCTCGATGTCTTTTCATGCAAGCCCTTCGATGAAAAAGTAGTCAAAAAGGTAGTGGATAACTTCTTCTCACCCGCCACAATGGACACTAAACTCATTCTTCGTGACGCATCGACTCGCATGCAATAAATCACACCTTTACATAAATGGGTATTCCACGCGTGTATTGGTATGTGCTCTTAATCGTATTATTGGAGACACTCGCCATGAGCTGTTTCAAGCGTAGTATCGACAACTCAGCCTTCTTTGCGGTCGGTGTGTTGTTTTATACAGCAGTAGGGTACCTGTTGAGATTCACAATGAATAACACAGGTATGGCGATGACCAACGCATTGTGGTCCGGATTGTCTGTGATGGCGACAACCACTGTGGGTATCTTGTTGTTCAAGGAAGTGATGCATTTCCACGATTTCATTGCGATTGCACTCATTGTGAGCGGCGTGATGATTTTGAAAGTAACCGAGTAAGGTCTGTCGGTGTAACCGCAGTATTTGGAGAACACTTTCCAATCCCTAAGGTTTGTTGCATCATGACGGGTGCTGGACCTGAAGAGCATTTTGCGTGTTCGTATCCCAATGAATGACCCATTTCATGCGTGACCATGTATTGCCGGTATCGTTCCAAAGGTAACTTGGAAGGAGCCGCACCTTCTATCCATCGCTTTGCGTTCAACCAAATCTCGTTTCCACCCAAAATCGCACACGAAAGCATGTCATCCCCACATCCTTCTTTTTTCAAGGTGTGTGGACTACACAATCGAATCGTCTTTCCCTTTCCAACCACAAACGTATGCCATTGTGCCCAACCCTCAGGGTCTGCTAAATAGATTGCGACTTCCTCTGCAAATTGACGCGGGTCATAGTCGACATCCGAATCGACTGACGTCGTATACCGAATCAGTCCCATTATGTAAAAAACAGGAAACTCTTTACATGAAGTAGTTGGGATCCAATTGAATGGCAAGGTTCTCAAGAATCAACTGCGCGAACAAGGGGGATATCTGACTTTGATAGACGATGTGAACGCGAACTCGTTCGTTCTCCATACCAACTCCAAAGGCAACTTGTTTACGTGGGTTAACAATAGCCGTTACTGTAACGATGTGCGCGTTACCGTCTTCAGTGATTTCTGCCCTATAATGATCTCCGATATCCATGTCCTGAATCATGTCGTCTACTGCGTTGTGGATGCTATACATTGTGAATACAGGGAAAAACGACGCAGAGGTCGAATTCCGTTTTGAAGACTTAACGACTCTGACGCTCGAAGAGAACGCGGCATTCGGAGTTGCAGAAGTAGGCGTCGCACGGGAATGAGCAGTAGTCGCACTTGGCTCGTGGAATCCTTTTTCGCGCTTGGCGTCCACGTACGAGTGCTTGAATCTTGATGGCTGCGTTGTTCCTGCGAGCCTTGTAGGCAAGCACATAGTTCCAGATGGAGAAGCTCATTCCAATCTCTGCGCACTTCTTTGTGATGGGTTTGAACATCTTTCGCCAGACAGCTTGGGCCTCGGCAAGTTCCTTGGCTTCTCGTTCTGCCTTCTCTGCCCAGAAGGCTTGTACCTTGTCGCTGTTACGAAGCTTTGCGTCCAACTCAATCCAGTCTTCGAGGTTGTCGCCATATTTCCATGGCTCAGCCACCATGTCGCAGTACAGCTCATACTCGACATCCACCACTTTATGAGGAACTTCATTCAGCAGCGGCTGTGTAAAGTTCATCGCAATATCTCCCCATGGACGCATGTCCTCTTTGTCCCAGTTTATCGCGGCGGGACGCCCTAATTCTGTAATTTTCTCCACAGACAGATTGTCTCCCCTGAGCGCCCCTCGAGGTGCTACAGAGT